GGAGGCTGCCTGCACCGCCGTCGCCGCCGTCTGCACCTGCGCCTGGGTGTCCTGGGTGACCACCGGGTAGGTCACCGGCGTGCCGTCGATGAAGGTCATGGCGAAGCGCGCCATGCCGCCCTCGTCGGTGGTCTCGCTCAGCACCCAGTCCTGCACGAAGACCGCGCTCACGCCCTTAAGGTAGGGGTGCACCAGCACGCCCGAGCCCTCGGCGTCCAGGGCGGCAATCAGCGCGTCGCGGTCGGCGAAATAGTTGCCGCCGATCACCCAGCCCTCGATCTGGTACTGCCGCACCTTGCGGCCGAGATCCTCGACTTGTGGCTGATCGACGCCGGGCGACAGGTGCACCACCAGGCGGCGCCCGAACTGGCCGCCGGTGGTGCGGAACTTGAACGGCACCCCGCGGAAGGACGCGGGGCGCTGCATCGTCTCCCAGGCGGCGGTCACTGCGCGGCGCCCTCGGCCAGGGTGCCGGCGCCGCCGACCAGCTCGACCGGGCCGGCGGTGGAGGCGCGCTTCACGCGCGGCATGCCATTGGGGTCGAAGCCGATCTGCACGGCCACCTTGCCATCGATCCGGTGGACGCCGGCGCCGCCGCGCGCCTCGCCCTGGCCGGCGCGGGGCGACAGCAGCAGCGGCGCGGCCCAGCCCTCCGGCACAGAGCTGGAGGCCGGCGCGCCGAAGTTCACCGTGGGGATCTGGAAGTCGCCCGAGGCCTGGGCCTGTGCCGGCGCCTGCATGGCATGGATCCAGCCCATGCGCTCGGCGAGCTTCCCCATCATGGTGAGCATGGGGAACATGGCTTCGATCGACAGCTTCACCGCCCTGCGCACCACGTCCGGCAGCCCGTTCCAGAAGCCCAGCCACCAGGTCTTGATCGGCTCCCAGTACTTGTAGATCAGCAAGGCTGCTGCGGCGAGCGCGGCGATGCCCGTTAGAATCCACCCGATCGGCGTGGCCTCAAGCATTAAGCCGAAGGAGATGGCCGCCATCGTCATGCGAGCCATCCACCCTCCGAAAATCGGGACAAATTTCCCGATATTCCACATCAATTGACCGAAGGCCACTCCGAATTCGATAAATCGAACGGTGGCCATTACATAGATGAGCCTGTCCCAGCCACCCATCGCCTGAGCGACCATGTTGACCAGGCCGAACATCACCACCAGCGCCTTGGCGACGTTGACCATCGCGTCGGCCGCCGCCGGTAGGTTCTTGACCAGCGAGTCCAAGAAGTGGCTGAATTTCTCGGCCACCTCCGTGCGGTTGCCTTCCCACCACTTGTTGAACTCTTCGACGAGCTCGGTGACCTTGGGCATCAGCTCGGCGCCGACGCTCAGGGTCATCATCTTCACCGAGTAGGTGGCGCGGTTGAACGCCTCCTGGAACTTCACGGCGTTCTCGATCTGCTCGTGGCTCAGCACCAGGCCCAGGCTTTCGGCCTGCTCACCCAGCTCGCGGATCTCCTCGGCGCCCTTCTGCAGGAAGGGGATCAGCTCGCGGCCGCCGCGCCCGAACAGGGTCATGGCGATATAGCCTTCCTTGGCCTTGTCGGGGAATTTCTGCATCCAATCGGCGATGGTCTCCATCACGTGGGCCGGGCTCTTATGCTTGAGCTCGTCCCACGTGACGCCGGTGATGCGGAAAGCGCGCTCCAGCTCCACGTTGCCGCGCAGCGCCTCGACGATATTGCGGCTGAGGAAGCCCATGCCCTCGGCGAAGGCCTGCTGGGATACGCTGGATTCGATCGCGGCGTAGCGCAGTCGCTGGAACTGGGTGGTGGTCATGCCCAGCTCGCGGGCCATGACCTCGATCTGCTCGGAGCCCTCGCCGACCTTGCGGAAGAACTCGACCACCGCGCCACCGCCGATGGTGATGTAAGCCTCCAGCTCGACCAGCTTCTGTGCGGCGCGCTCCACCTTTTCGGTGGATTCGGCCACGCGCTCGAAGCCCTCGTGGAGGCGCTCAAGGCCCACCGCCTCGCCCAGCTCGTGGAGGGCGGTGCGCACCTTGTTGATCGGCCGAGCCATCGTCTCGACCTTGGCGTTGACCTTCTCGATCACCTCGGTGGCGTGGTCGATCGCCTCGATGATCAGGGCCAGGCGCATGTTGCTGTTGCTGTCTGCCATTGGCCCCTCGGGTTACTGCGCTCTCACGATCTGGATTTGGCGATGCGCCTGAGCTGGTTGAGCCAGTACAAGGCCCCTGGGAATTCCTCGGTGAACTCCATCTCCTCCAGCTCGGCGATCGAGAACTTGAAGTGGTAGGCGATGTCGCCTAAGACGTCTTCCCAGTCGCGAGGGATGCCCCCAAAAAATCGGCCACCCGCTGGACCAGCTCCATCAGGTCTTCGCCGTCCAGCTCGTCGACCTCGCGGGTGCTCAGGCCACCGCACAGCCCGACCAGCTCGACCATGACGCCCATGCCGCCCTTGGCGGTCACCTGGCGCATCTGCTTGCCCTTGGGGCGCTTCAGCGTGACGGTGCTGAGGGTGCTGATCAGCTTCCCCTCCGCATCCTTGAACTCGACCGGATGCAGCAGGGGATAGTGGAGCTGCTGGCTCATGACGCGGCGACCTCCTGCGACGGCGGACCTTTGAACGTGAGTGCGACCTTGCCGCCCTGGCCGCCGGTGATCTTCGGCGTGTTGGTGCAGAAGGCGTGGTTGACCACATAGAGCTGGCCGGTGTCCACCTCGAAGTTGAGGGTCACATCGGACCAGCCATTGATGATCGACAGCGATGTGTCGGCGTCGTACATCAGTACGCAGTCGGTCTGCGACGGCTGGCGCTTCTGCGCGAAGGCGACGTCGTCTTCCTGGTCACCGACGACCTCGGTGCGCGACACGCCGCCCGTATCGTGCGAGGCGCCCGGCTCCGAGCGGAGCGACTGCCCGTTGATCTTGATGATGACGATTCCTGCAACCTGGTTGCCCATGTGTTTCTCCGGCTTTTAAAGGGGCTTCAAACCGCCATCAGGCGGTGAGGGTCGGCTGGATCTGGCCGGCGATCACGCGCAGGCCGTTCATCACCGAGGGCGGAATGATGATGTCCGCCTGCGAGGGGTTGACGGAGTCGACCTCGACATCCACCTCGCTGATGAAGTCCTTAAGCGCCTGGCCGCCCTGGGCGGCGCCCACTGCCATCCAGTCCTTGTAGAGCGCGATCATCTCGCCCTTGATGGCGCTGGGGGTCACCACGTTCGGGCCGATGCTGCCGTCCACCCCGAACTTGCAGCGGGGGTACTTCTGCTGCAGGCGCACGCGCGTGGTGTAGCGGAAGTACGACACCGTGCGCATGGTCTCGACGTCGTGATAGGTCGGGTCCGGCGCGCCGTTGGCGTCCGTCTTGTAGGTGGTGACGCTGCGTTCCACCCGGCACACGCCGCCGGCGTCGACGTAGAAGGTGCCGATGCCGTCGGTGAGGTGCTGGTTGCGCTCGGTGCGGGTGTAGCGGTCGCTCACCGCCGGCGCCAGCAGGCCCGGCAGCGCCAGGGTCTGGCGCGGGCGCGCCGGATCCGGCTCGCTCTCGTCGACCGCGGCGTCGATCGCCGCCTGCACCCAGGGCAGCGTCGGCGTGTTCTGCGAGCCCTTCAGGCAGATGAACTGCGAGTTCTGGCCGTCGCCGAAGGTGTCGATCGCGCTGAAGGTGCCGCTGGCCGTGGTGAAGGCGATGCCGTCGTTGCTCTGCGTGCCGGTCCAGTCGACCGCCAGCTGCGCCTCCAGGGCGGCCAGGTTCTGCGTGTCGCGGTAGGGGTTGACGATGCTGGTGTACTGCACGTCGCCCAGGGCGGCCAGCGCGGTGGCCAGCACCGGGTTGCCGGTGCCCCCGGTCATGGCGGTGATCGCGGCGGTGACGCCGGCCGGGAAGGCATCGCCCTGGTAGTAGTTGAAACGCACGTCGACGCTGTTATGCTCCACGCCCTTGTGGATGGCGGTGAGGTCCACCTTGGAGGTGTTGGCGCCGTCCACGGCCGCCGCCACCGGCATGCCGGTCGCCGCGGTGATGGCCGCCGCGGTGTTGGTGGCGATCGTCGCGGCGCTGTCGCCCGCGTTCACGCCCACCTCGACCTGGATGCCGCCGATGTAGAGCGCCAGCGTGCCGGCCGCGGTCGCCGGGCCCGTGAAGGTGACGCCGCCCGAGGCCTTGGCGCCGGCGGCGTTGTCCGCCAGGGCCACGGCCCACAGCTCGCAGTTCGGGTTGGCGGCGATGAAGGCGTCACACATCTGCGCCAGCATCGAGCCGGCGCCGAAGAACACCGCGCCCTGGCCCTTGGCGTAGATCTGCTTCGGCGTCAGCGGCGGCACCGTGCCGGCCACCAGGCTCTGGCCGACCAGCAGCGCGCGATGCGGCGCCGGCGCCAGCGGCTGGCTCTTGAACTGGTTGGCCGCGAACTCGATGAAGACGCCGGGCGTCTGCAGGTTCACCGGGATGGTGTTGAAGGAGATGCTCATTGTTCAACCCTCGTGGAGCCCTTGGGGGACTTGGGGGGAGCCACCGGCGCCACAGCGGGTGCAGGCTCCGCAGTTGTGGGCGCCGCGGCGGCGGCCGCCTGCTCGCTGGCCACGGCCGGGGCTTCGGCCACAGCGGCAGCGGGCTGCCGCTCCGCCACATCGCCGTCGGCCAAGCGGCGATACCAGTAGGGGGTGAGCTCGACCTCGGCGCCAGCGGCCGGCAGAGACGCCTTCTTCGGACCGGGGATCGGCACCTTCACGCCTTCCTTCGGGATCAGGAACGCTTTCATGGAAACCTCTATTGCGGAAGAGAGACGACTTGGACGTTGTCGGTGCCGGCACCACCGTCGGGCAGCTCGGTGGTGACCTTGGCAGTCAGGAATGGCGCCAGGGCCGCGATGTAGTCGAAGCCCGGCATGTTGATCTGCAGCTCGAATACCGGCGCATAGGCAGCGCAGCCCATGTTGTCGAGCAGGGCGGAGTTGCGGTTTTCCAGGCGGTCGAACACCAGCGTGCCGACGTCCTTCACCGTCATCCGGTGCAGCGCCGGGATCAGGATCTCGCAGATGTCGTAGGCGCCCAGGCGCCCCTGTCCCTGGGGGTCGCCGCGGCGGCGCAGCTTCTCGCCGCCGGCGTTGCTGGTGATCACCAGGCACGAGAACTGCGCCTTGAGCTTGGCCTCGGAGCCACCCGGTGAAGGATCGCCGCCGCCGTCGAAGACGACGTACACGGCCGGCGTGGTGCGCAGCAGCCGCTTCAGCATGTCCTCGTCCACCTCGGCGGGCACCGAGTCGACGGCCGACAGCTTGTTGCCGAACACCGCCTTGACCTTGGCGATGATCGCGTCCTCCACCTGGCCGATCTGCATTACCAGCTCCGGCGCTTGAAGAGGCGGCGATCGCCGGCCACAAGGATGTCGCTGCCCTCGACCAGGCCGCCTTCTTCAGGCATTGGGTCAGGCAGGCCCAGGGTGAGCTGGCCGCGCTGGATCAGCTCCAGCCAGCGGATCGCGGCGTCGTAGAGCTTGGTCACCTCGTCGGTGGGGCGCTTGTTGCCGCCGGTGTAGAGGTTGTAGCGGGCGATGTCGCAGCAGTACTTGGTGAGCGGCTCCGGCTGCGTCTGGAACGGCATCACGTCGCGGTAGCGGCTGTAGAGGTAGCCGTCGATCACCACGGTGGCGTCGGTCAGCGCCTGGGTGACGTAGCTCGCCACCGGCGCGCCGGTCTGGTCCGGGTCGCTGAGCTGGTTGATCTCGACCTGGCCGAAGCGGGCGACCAGGTCGGAGGGCTGGGCGTAGGTCACAGCGCGCCCTCAGCCGATGGCGCCGCGCTGCGCGAGCTCGTACCGTGCCGGCCCGGTCACCGCGGTGATGCGTACCGCGGTAGTCGGGCCGATGCGCAGGTCGTTCTTCGCCGCGTTGGCAGCGGCGTACTGCCACTGGAACCACAGCGCCGGCGAGGCCTCGGCCAAGACATCCGCCGGGGGCGCGCCGCAGTACTCGACCAGGACCGTGCCGCCGCCGCTCGGCGCCGCAGACACCGACAGGTCGCCGGCATCCGAGAGGATGACGACAAGCGGCTCGCCCGGCTGGACGTTGCCACTCTCCACCCATACCTTGCCGACGCGATTCACGAGATCAGATCCTGGTCAGGAGACGGGAGGGGCTTACTTCGCGGCCTTCTTCTTGGCGGCCGGCTTCGGCGCCGGCGCCTTCTCTTCGTCCACCTCGGCCTCGTGCACCACCAGCATCGGCTCGGCCTTCAGGGCCGCGATCTGCGCGGGAGTGAGGTCGCTCACCAGGTGATCGACGGCAGTGGCCGGATGGGTGAGGCCGGCCCGGCGGAAGTTGGGCTTCTTGGAAGTGATGCGGAGAACGGCAACGGTGGCCATCGCGGAACCTCGGTGTCGGTGGTGCAGCTCGGAATGAAAAGGGGCGGCGCCATCCCGATGCCGCCCCCTGGTTGAAACCCGCTTTCGTGCGCCTATCGGGGAGGCGCGTGCCTATACCGAACGAAGCGGTGCAGCGTCGTCGTCGTGGTGTATTGGGATCAGCTCAGCCAGGGGACGATCAGAACGTCCACGGCCTTGTAGTCGTAGTTGCTGGCGCCGGCGGCGTTGCGCTCGGTCATGATCGCCTCCAGGGCGTTGGCGCGATTGCTCGGGCCGCACACCAGCAGATTGGGCATGATGCCCAGCTTGCGGCCCTCGTCCGACTTCAGCGCCATCATGCCGGCGTAGGCGGTGTCGAAGTTGCCGTTGTTGAGCGTCGCCTGCGAGGCGAAAGCCTGCTGCCAGAAGCCGAAGCCCGTGGCCACGCGGGCATCCACGCCGAACTCGAAGCTGTCGCGCTTGAACACCTGGCTGTCGTTCAGGTCGACCAGGGCGCGGAAGTCGTACTCGCGGCGCTTCTGGAAGATCAGCGGCTTCAGCGGGCGGCGCACGTCCAGCAGGAACCAGGGCGTACCGGCGCCGGACTGGAAGTTGGACACCGAGGTGGTGCCGGTGTCGGCGTTGCCCACCGGGTGATCGGTGTCGAAGAAGTACTGCCCGTCGTAGCAGGGGGTCTGGTCGCCCAGCGCCAGGCTGTCCCACACCAGCTCCTCGGGGTGGGTCTTCGCGGCCCAGCCCATCTCCTGGAACATCGGGTTGTAGACGCCGTACTTGTCGTCCTCGATGTCCTCGCGCTTGACCTCGATGGTCGCCTCGAACTTGTCGTTCTTCACGCGGTAGTCGTAAGCCTGCATCTGCTTGACGACGCGGTCGCCCACCCACTTACGCAGGCGCGGGAACTGGCCCAGCCAGGCATAGTGCTCGGTGTCGGTGGTGCTGTTCACCGGCGTGGCGACCTTGTCCCAGTTGATGGGGGTGTCGCGGAAGCCGGTGTTGAAGGCGGCGTTGAAGGCGACTCGAAGGTCGGCCAGGTTGCCCTGATTGATGATCATGGACGAGCTCTCGTGAAGTGGGTCA